TGGTTCGAATGCGGTGAAAAATAGTTCTTGTTCATTGACCAAATTTGCCATATGGCTCTCCAGATATAGATTGGTACTTTAATAAATAGTGGTTATTGAAAAAACTGATTAGATGGTATCGAAGGTTGCACCAGTTGGGAGAATGTTGAAATCCAACTGGATGAATTCTGCGGTACGAGTTGGTTGGAGGAAGATTGCCCCAGCCAAGATGTTACGGTCAATAATATCTGGTGTATTATTGGTTTCGTCCATAACCACACGGAATGCGGTCAAACCAGAACGTTGTTGAATACCTGCGAGATATGGATTGACAATGTTCAAGAAACGTGTACGAGTTGCTTCGGTATTTTGTTCGAAGACCAAGTAACGTGCTGAACTTGCGATGTACTTCTTAACAGTGATAAGAAGACGACGGACATTTACACGGTCAAGTGCTGATGCACGGCGTTGAAGTGTCTTTTGTCCCCATACACAGATACCTTGGCCTGGGAACTGTGCGATTGGATTGACTCTTGATTCGTACAATTCGTCGCGTTGTGCTTGTGTTAATCTGGCCTTGACACCGATTGCGCCTGGAATACCACCACGATTCAAGCCTGCTGGTGCAAACCATTCTGCGCCAACATTATCACTATATTGATACACTTCTGGAAGTACTACTGAAGGAGGTGCATAAATAAACTTACCAGTAATGTCATCAAGAACACGAACCCAAGGATAGTAAGCAGCTGCGTAATTAGTATCAAGAAGTTCTGCGTATGAAGTCACTGAAGTAATTGTTGCTTCAAGTACATCGAGGTCTAGAATGAAAAAGCAATCTCCACGTTGTTCACAGATGTCGATTGCAGTTTGTGCAACATTGGTGTGTTGCGAGTAGATAACACCAGGTACGACCAAGAGGTTGAAGTCTACTGCATCTGCATTACTTAATTGATTTAATGCTCTCTTGTATTCTACTGAACCAGATGCTGCTGCACCGTTAAGATTGAATCCTTGAGTATTTGTTGCGGTGATTGCACCACCAAGTGCGATTTCACGGTTTGGCTTAAATCCATCGAATCCACCTTGGAATGGAACTGAGAAACGACGATAGGTTGTGTGGTCACGATTGGTTAATGAAATTGAACTTCCATTAACTTCTGTTGCTGGAAGATTTTCAATATTGAATTCACCACCAACCGTATTTGAACCTACTGTTGGTGCGAGATATGATTCTGCGGTAAAACCACTACCAGATACGTATGTACCATCAAAGTTGAATCCGTAGTAGTTAGTGTTTGGACCAGTTGCGTCTGCATTGTATCCAGCAACACTTGCACTTACCCAACGACTGTTTACATATGCGTGTAACGGTACTTCACCTGCGGTTGATGAAAATATTGAATTCAATGCTGCGAATCCATATGGTACTGCGGTATCTGGGATTACATCTTCACTCATTTCTACACGAATATACTTTGAAAGGTTTGGATAATCACCTTCATAATTAGTTAATCCCGTGCTTGAATCATATGTTGGTACACTGTTACCGATGACCCGTGCAATATAGTTTGGACTAGTTGGGTCAAAGTTTAAATTATTGAAACTTTCAAGTACAACTGGTGATGTGTCCGTGTCACCAAATTCACGAACATTGAGAGTAAATGTACCATAATCGCTGTCTGGATTTGTACTTGGTGAAATACCAGTAATAGAAATCTTAATTTCTTTGTTTGCACCAGTACCATCACTTAATGTGTGTACCTTAAACAAGTTATACTTTGTACCACCGATGGTTTGTGAACGAATAAAAGGAGTGGTTGCATTATCATATTGAGTTGCTAAATTTAGTGTGTTAATACTTGCTGAGAAATGGATTAATTCTCCAGCGAATGAACCAACTTGACTGAGTGCATCTGGAAACACTGCATAAACATATGCAGGAATAGTTGAACTCTTACCTTGTGCATCGGTACCAAATACTTGGTTGATGAATGAAGAATTTGTTTCTGTTGGACTTACTACACTTGCTGAATAATGAATTGCAGCGGAACTACTGACCACTACACTGAAACTTGATGTGGTACCACCTACCACTACACTACTAAGTGAACTTCCTGATACAGTCGGATGAAGAACTGCGAATACCTTATTTCCAGCTGAACCAGAAGCGAAGATAGTTGCGACACTGGTTGTGTATCCAGCTAAACCAAGAACACGAACGATTGTTGCACTACCTGCTTCTTGAAGGTAGTTCTTAACGGTGTATCCCATATAAGAAGTACCATCTGGTTCACCAAATGAGGTGACGAATCCATCTAGTCCTTGAACTGGGGTAGCTACGAATGCTGGTCCTTTTGTGGTTGGACCAACAAACGCCGCGCCTATTTCAGCAACGCCTTGAGCGAGGAATGTTTGGTCGCGTTCTTGTGTAAAGACACCAGGCGACACGATTCTTTCTGCCATACGGTATTCTCCAAACTAAATTTTGTTATTTCTCTGGTGTAAATTCGCCGGTTTCAAAGTTGATTTGACCAGCGCCATACTTTTCAGATAACCCTTTGATTAATACTTGTTCTTCTTCTAACAGCCCCTTGAACAACTTAGTCTGTTCACCAAGTTTATTATTCAGTTCTACAATATCTGCTTGGAGTAATTGAATTTGTAATGTCAATTGTCCAGAATCAGAGACTACCGTTGCGAGCTTATTTCGCAAACTACTAATTTGTTCCAGCTCTTCTTTTGTGATTTCAGCCATAATAACCTCTTTTTGTGTACAATACAACTCGTATAATAAATATCTGTTTTTTTACCTAAACATCAATTATTCACTTTCTATTTCAGTAAAAGTGACCACTTTTTTGACTCCATAGCGCTTCTTTGTGACCAATCCTCTATTACCACCAACATCTAATTGTGACTCTGGTAATAGGTATGCGTATACGGTCATATCGAATTGAGTGCGTACCACGCGGTCGGAGGTATTTGGTAGTTCGGTAAGTGGTTCAAATCCCTTAATAATAGTACGAAATTTATAGTTGTTTCTTTCGCCCCAAAATTCGTCACTTTCAAATGAGATATTTTCAACAATACTATTCATCTGTTCCATATATTCAGTCCAGACCATACATTTATATGTAAATTCATAATAGTCTGGAGCTGCCGTTGTATTAAAATATTCTCGACTTGGAACTACTTTGTTTACAACACTAAATTGGTCATATGGTGTCCGTCTGTTCCACCCAGAATAAAATGTTCTGTCATAATATTTGTTGACCGCAGAATTAATTAGAGTCTTTTTCATTGATGTTCTGCGAAGCATAATCATTGGAAGTTGTATCTTTCCAATAGAATCACGCATAACTCCATCCCGTTGAGCAGACTTCCATCGTTCTGGGTCACCATACAATACCGGTACTTTAACTTGTGACCCATTTTGTGTTACAATTGGTTTAATGCGGTCATTCATATATTTTAAAATTGCATTATCAACTGTGTATAATGTAACTTTAATTGCTGGAGAATCTGTTACCGTATCGTCTGCTCTACTCTGTAACCTTGGGGATTGTTGGCTATCATTAACAATCTTTACAGGTTCTTTATATTCTGGGTCGAAGGTCATACTTGTGCCTCTTCAATATCAATACTTGTACGACGAGTTAAGTGTGCCATACAAATGATTGCGGTATTAAACCCTGGCTTACCTGCAATAAGTTGTGTTTCTGTGATATTGTGGACTTCATAAAAATGATTATTATATCCGATAATATCACCAATTTCTGGATAGGTGTTAACATCTTGTAACATACGACGAGCAAATCTAAACTCTGTTTGCTGTTCTTGATTTAGTCCAAATCCTTCATCTCTTGCTAGTGTATTTTTATCATATTTGACGATAGCGTTAACTTTGACAGGAGTATATCTAGGTTTTACAGTGCTTTCTCCATAGATATTTACCTTAGCAGATTCCACTACAATTTTATATAATACAACAGCAACATCCATCGTTTCATCAATCAATTCCCGAGTGATGTGTTGGATAAATTCAAAATCTCGTTTTGTAACGAAGCGTGCCATTGATTAACCTATGTAAATGAGAGTAGGAACATTCTTGAACATCTTTTGCATATTTTCTGAATTTTCCATTTGCTTCTTCATTTGTGCTTGCATTCCAGTTTCTTCAAGTGTTTCACGAAGTTCTTTAATTAATCCTTCTTTTTCAGCAATAGCTTCTCTTCTAAGAATTTCGCCGTCCAAACGAATTTGTCCGTCTGGATATGGAATATTTTCAAACTTAGAACGAATGATACCAAGAAGTTCTTTTGCTAATGCAAGTGTATAACGGAATATCCATAGTCGTGACATATCATTGGTTTTTGTGTAATTGATATTGGTATATGGGACATTCGATAAATCACTTGCGATATTTGACCCAGATTGGAATGTATTTGCTTGCTTATCATCTACTATCATATAGTCAAACCATATTGTCTTTGATTCTTTAAATACTGGTGAGAATCTAATAATATTATTTGACACTTCGAATCCATATTGACTCTTACGAATCATATCGTTGATTTCGATTGCTTGAATACGGAGTAAATCTTCGTAGGCTGGCATCATCACGAAGGTCACCGGTGGTGAATATCCATCGAATCCAAATTCTGCCATCAAGTTAGTCAACCCAAGACCAGTTGTTGCGAACGGGTCATAGTAACGAGCGACTGCTGGTGGCATGTAATGGTAAATACGACGAATTTCTAACTTCTTACCACTTTCACTAACATCTGCCCACAAAGTTTTAATGTCATAACTTTGTGTACCCATAGAAGCAGAGATATAACCTTGTTTTACGGTAACATCACCACCAGATTGTGCTTCTACGCCATAGTCTGTTGCTAACTTTACTACTTGTGGAATAGCAGACCCGACGATATTACGTTGTGTTGCGGAAGTAGCTGTTGATACCCCTTGTAAAGTCATCATATGTTCACGCGCATTAAATTGATTGACTTGATTACCATATGTGGTAATAGCTTCTTCAAAACACGCATAAATTTGTTTATCAATTAATTCAACTTCTACAACAGGCCATCCAAGTTTTCTTGCAACGAATTCTGCTGCTCTTGGAGCATCCGTTTGGAATTCAGAATCGCTATCATAGAATCCGAATGGAGTTATTCCAAATGGATTTGAAGGACTACCATCATAGAATATTGGTTCTTGTGTTTCCATAATAATCTCTAATTAGGGACTTACAATAAATAGTTTTATTAAATCATTAAGTAGTATTTTAAGGCAAATAAAAAGGGTGACCTTTCGGCCACCCCATTTATTCCCACCGTTACTACGAGGATTAGATTAAGTTTAATCCGTCGATGTACACCTTTCCGAAGAATTCTGGGCGTACAACCTTCTTTGCGTAACGGGTCATTACACCACGGCGTGGTGTGAAGTTGTTTGGGTCATACACGAGCGGAGTCATGATGAGTGGGATATATGGTGCGTATACTGCACCGGTTTCGAGGAAGTTACTTCCACGGAAGCCCATCAACAACACGTTTTCCTTCATGTATGGGTTCTTGTAGATAGTGTAACGGTTTTGGAATGAACCAACCTTGGTTACGCCACCTGCGAATTCCATCTTGTCACCATCTGTGTTTGCCATGAAGCCTGGGATGGTTTCAAGGATTGTTGCGACGGTTGGTGAACATACTGCGAAGTTTGCACCACCACGCATGGTGAGTTGATGAATCTTGTTA